TAGCGCTGCAACACTTTGCAGACTCCAGAATTGGAAGCGTCACACGCAAGCAACGCCTAAAACTGCCGATTGGACTCGCTGAACAGCTAGAGTCAGCCGGATGCGTTGAAATCCTAAACCCTCGCAGGACAGTTCGCACAATGCCACCAGCATCAGAGACCACGGGCGCTGGCGGGGCGACACTGTCTGTATCTTCGCCTCCGGCCCAAGTCTCACCGCAGAGGATTGTGAGCTCGCTGGCACAAAGCCCTGGCGCTTTATCGCAATCAACGACAGTTACAAACGAGCACCCTTCGCAGACGTTCTCTACGCATGTGATGGAGGATGGTGGAAGGTCTATCACCAAGAAGCGAGGCAGGCCTTCAAAGGCGAGCTCTGGACCCAAGACGAGTGGGCTGCAAGCAAATACGGCCTTCATCGGATAGGTTCAGAATCACATCCAGGGCTTGGCCTTCATGACAAAATCCATCAAGGCGGCAATAGTGGCTATCAGGCTATCAATCTTGCGTATCTCTGGGGCGCTGACAGAATCATCCTGCTTGGGTTTGATTGCGGCCCTAACCTAAAAGGTGAGGCGCACTGGTTCGGCCAGCACCCGCCAACGCTAACAACGACACAGCCCTACGAGCTCTGGCGAGCTAAGTTTCCAAGGCTTGCAGCAGACTTGCAAAGGCAAGGCGTAAAGGTTATTAACGCAAGCAGACACACCACGTTGACATGCTTTGAGCGTAAACCAATAGACCAATGCTAACCCTACTGACTACCACCGGAGAAAGGCAGCGAGCATGGGACTTGTGCCAAATCTGGATGGCAAGGCAGACCTATACCGGCCCTGTCCGCTGGGTCATCGTGGACGATGGCAAGCAGCAGCAAGAAACGACATTTAGCCGCAAGCACTGGGAGCTAGTCTTTGTAAGGCCTGAGCCATTCTGGAATGGTTCAAACACGCAGGCAAGGAACTTACAGGCAGGGCTTGCACATATTAGCGGCATCGAGTGGGTTGTCATTATCGAGGATGACGATTATTACGCTCCGCAATGGCTAGAGACTGTTTTTGCTCAGTTTAAGAACGCTGAGTTGATCGGAGAGCGACGAGCCCGTTACTACAACGTGCAAACAAAGACTTGGCGGCGCATGGAGAACATGATTCACGCAAGCCTATGCTCTACTGCCATGCGTAGCAATGCGCTTGCATTGTTTAGAAGCGTTGCTTTAACTCAGCACAAGTTTATTGACATTGTGCTCTGGGAGAAGGCTAAGTCGAGGCATCTTTTCGATTCGCAGCTTACAGTCGGTATCAAAGGACTACCAGGGCGAGTAGGCATCGGATCAGGGCATGACCCGCATTTCCACGGAGAATTTGACCGCGATGGGTCAAAACTGAGAGAATGGCTCGGGGCAGATTCTCAGTACTACATGAACGATAAGGACGGCAAGAATGCTACCCAAGCTGATCGCACAGGGCGACCAATCAGTTGAGCCTGTATCTTTGTCGCAGGCACGTTTGCATCTTCGACTTGATGTCGAGAACGATGCACACCCAGACGATTCGCTTGTATCTGCACTCATCACCGTAGCCCGCCAAGATGCTGAGAACTATACGGGCTTGGCCCTTACTCAGCAAACCTTTGTCGCTTATTACGACGAATTCTCAACAGACGATTTAGATCTTGGTATCTGGCCTGTTCGCTCGATCACCTCCGTTCAATATGTCGATAGTGATGGAAATACTCAGACACTTTCATCGACCGCCTATCGTTTAGATCCTAACGACAAGCCAGCAGTCCTGCAATACGTTGACGCATGGCCTTCGACTAAGGTGCAAAAGAACGCAGTCACGGTTACTTTCGTTGCTGGCTATGCAGCTGGAAGCCCTACGCGCTGGAATCTGCCTAAGCCTATCTACCAGGCTATGCTTATGATGGTCGGCCACTTGTACGAAAACCGTGAGACCGTCAATGTCGGAAACATGGTTACGGCCTATCCGTTCGGCATGATTCACCTTTTAACACCCTATCGAATCAAGATGGGGGTTTAATGTGCGAGCTGGAAAACTCAACCGACGCATACGCATACAAGAGCAAAGCGTATCGACCGATGACTATGGCCAGCAAATTGAAAACTGGGCTGATATTGCAATTGTTTGGGCTGGCATCCGTCCGGTCAAATCAACGTCTGCGCGTGAGAAAATTAAAGCCTTTGAGCTTAGCCCAGACATTACGCATGAAATTACTGTTCGTTATAACCCTAATTTTCTGCCTGCATCGATTACCGATTCTCGGCGGATTGTCTACCAGAGCCGTGTTTACAACATTGCCGCGGCGTATGACATCGAGGAAGATCGACGCTCTATTGTTTTTGAATGCAAAGACTCTGGCGTTGTACTGCAAGGAGAGATTGAGAGCTTTGCGCTTGAGAATGGCGATATTCTCATTCTCGAAAATGGCGATTATTTGATTTTGGAGTAGACATGGCAGACGTAAAGATCAGTCAGCTTAACGACGGATCGCCAGCCCAAGCAGGCGATGAAATCCCCGTTACGCGCGGCGCTAGTAACTTCAAAATCTCTATTGGCGATATTACGACGCTTGCAACTAGTACGCTCGGCACGATTTCAACGCAAGACTCTAACAATGTCTCGATTACGGGAGGCTCAATTGCTGGAATCACTGACTTGGCGATTGCAGACGGTGGCACTGGGGCTGGCACTGCTGCTGGGGCAAGGACTAATCTATTGCCGCCTTATGCTGGCAACGCTACGAAGGTGCTTAAGGTCAATGCTGGAGCGACGGATGTAGAGTGGGCAGAGGAAAGCGCGGGCGGTATCACTAGCATCACAGCAGGCACAGGACTAAGCGGTGGCACCATTACCAGCACAGGCACGATTGCGCTTGCCACAGCCTACGGCGACACGGTTAACCCTTATGCGGCCAAGACAGCAAACTATGTACTTGCTGCGCCTAACGGATCGTCTGGTGCGCCTACTTTCAGGGCTTTAGTCGCTGCTGATGTTCCAACGCTTAATCAAAACACGACGGGCAACGCAGCAACGGCCACAGCCTTACAGACCGCCAGGACAATCAACGGCGTGTCGTTTGACGGCACCGCGAATATCACGGTTGCAGATAGTACAAAGCTGCCCTTAGCGGGCGGGACAATGACAGGCTCAATCAGCTTTGATGCTGGTCAGACCTGGCCCACATTTAACCAAAACACGACGGGCACGGCTTCTAATGTGACTGGAACGGTCGCAATCGCTAATGGCGGCACTGGTGCGACTACAGAATCAGGCGCTAGAACAGCTCTAGGCGTACCAGCAAGCCCGACGGGTACAAATACCCAGCTACTTGCTAACGATGGCTCTGGAGGCTTTTCCAACGTTACTGTAGGCTCAGGGCTTGACCTAACCAGCGGTACGCTAACGGCTACAGGTTCAGGCTCGGGAACGGTCACATCTGTTGGTTTAACCATGCCCAGTGGGTTCACGGTTGCCAATTCTCCAGTAACTACTTCGGGCACGATCGCTGTCACGACTGCCATTAGCGGGATTCTCAAGGGTAACGGGTCTGGCTTTACTACAGCGACAAGCGGCACAGATTACGCACCAGCCACAAGCGGAACCTCGATTCTCTACGGCAATGGTTCAGGCGGTTTTAGCAACGTAACCGTCGGCACTGGTTTGAGTTTTAGCGCGGGAACGCTCTCGGCTACTGGCGCAGGCGGATCAGGCGATGTTGTCGGACCATCATCGGCCACAGATAGTCAAATTGCACTATTCGATGGCACGACCGGAAAGCTGATTAAGGCTGCATCAACCACTGGATTGCTAAAAGCATCGTCAGGCGTGATCGCAGCGGCTGCAAGCGGGACGGATTACGCTCCCGCAACATCAGGCACAAGCATACTCAAGGGTTCTGGCACCGGAGGCTTTAGCAACGCATCTGCTGGCAGCGATTATTTAGCACCTCCATCAGGCACAGCGATTCTCAAAGCTAACTCAGGCGGTGCGCTTGCTAATGCGGTTGCAGGCACAGATTACGCTCCGGCAACCTCTGGTACAGCGATTCTGAAGGGCAACGGAACCGGCGGGTTTAGCAATGCCACTGCTGGTACTGACTACGCAGCAGCAACGACAGGAACGAACGCGCAATTGCTCGCCAACAATGGCTCAGGCGGTTTTGCTAATGTCACGGTTGGATCTGGCTTGACATTAGCAGCGGGAACACTTTCATCGACCGCTGGATCAGGAACGGTTACATCGATTGATGTCTCAGGTGGTACGACCGGCCTTACAACGTCTGGCGGCCCAGTTACAAGCACAGGAACGATTACGTTAGCCGGAACGCTTGCGCTAGCCAATGGCGGCACAGGCCAGACAACTGCCCAATCTGCTATCAACTCGCTGGCAGGTGCGACCACTAGCGGTCAATTCTTGCGCGGCAACGGCACAAACGTGGTTATGTCTGCTATACAAGCAGCAGACGTTCCAACACTGAATCAGAATACGACAGGCACAGCCTCAAATGTGACCGGCACAGTAGCAGTTGCTAACGGCGGTACAGGCCAAACAAGTTATACCAATGGACAGCTATTGATTGGTAACGCTTCTGGCGGTCTAAGCAAGGCTACATTGACTGCTGGCTCTAACGTAACCATCACGAATGGCGATGGCGCAATCACGATTGCTGCTAGTGGCGGAGGAAGTTCCGTACCTGTATCCGATGAAGGTACGCAGATTACAGCCGGAGTCACAAGTTTTAATTTCACCGGCGCAGGAGTGACCGCAACAGCATCAACCGGAGCGGTAACAGTAAATATACCTGGTGGCAGTGGTTCTGCAACTATTCTTGAAAACTTGCAGACTATCTCAAGCAACTACACAATAACCTCCTCTTACAACGGTTTAAGTGCAGGTCCGGTGACAGTTAATACGGGTGTTGCAGTTACGGTTGGAACAGGTCAACGCTGGTTAATTTTGGAGTAAACATCAATGAGCAATCTTAAAGTTCAGGGTAATGCTTCTGGCGCTGGTACGACCACGCTACAAAGCCCGAATACGTCGGTATCAGCAACCCTTACGCTACCTGATTCAACGTCAGCAGACACGCTTGGCTACCTAAACGCGCCGATCAATGAGCAGTCTGCCGCTTATACGGCGGTTGCTGCTGATGCCGGGAAGGTTATCTTCCACCCCTCGACGGACGCCAACGCAAGGACGTTCACGATCCCTGCTAACGCTTCGGTGGCTTATGCGACGGGTACGGTGTTGACTTTCATTAACATGACTTCGCAGGTTGTCACGATTGCGATCACGAGCGATACGCTTTACCAAGCAGGAACGGGATCTACGGGATCACGGAGTCTTGCTCAGTATGGTATTGCCACAGCAGTCAAGATGACTAGCACGACATGGCTGATCTCTGGCAACGGGTTGACCTAACATGACTGGCATCCTTAATTTATTGATTGGAGCGATGGGGAGTAGGTACACCATCATCCAAACCTTCACAGCGACACAAGACTGGACTTGCCCTGCTGGGGTAACTGAGGTTGATTACTTGATCGTTGCTGGGGGTGGTGGAACTTCTGGCAATAGAAATGGTGGCGGCGGTGGCGGCGGATACAGAACCGGAACTAGTGCTGCTGTATCTGCCGGAACTGATTACACTATTACAGTTGGTGCAGGCGGTGCTGGGGGTGCTGGTACTGTAAATGCTAGTGCAACGCAAGATGGAAGCATTTCTTCCATTGTTGGTGGTAGCAGTCCATCACCATTTGCAACCCCAGGTATTGTGTCTACAGGTGGTGGCGGCGGTAATAACCAAAGCCAAGCTGGAAGAAGCGGCGGCTCTGGCGGAGGTGGTGGCGGAGGTGGTGGCGGAGGTGGCACAGCATCACCTTCAGGCCAGGGATCTGCTGGCGGAGCTGGATCGGCGGCTCCAAATCAACAGGCCGGTGGCGGTGGTGGTTCAGGTGGCGCAGGCGCAGCAGGAAGCACTAATGGTGGCAATGGAGGTATTGCCTTATCTTCTACCATTAGCGGCTCAACGGTTTATTACGCTGGCGGCGGAGGCGGCGGTGGCGCTAGTGGAACCGGAGGCCTTGGTGGTGGTGTTTCTAGCCCAGCATCTGAAAAAGGTGGTGGTGGAAACGGTTCTAGTGGATTTACGACCACTCAAGTAAAAGGCACTGATGGAACGGCAAATACTGGAGGTGGCGCAGGCGGTGGTTCTGACTATAGTTCAACAGCAGTCACACAAGCATCTGGCGGCTCCGGCATTGTCATTCTGAAATATCAAGCACCAAGTCAAACTGTATTCACCTTCAAAGGGTCTGGTCAGTGGACTGTCCCTGCTGGTGTGACGAGTATTGACTATTTGATCGTCGCTGGCGGTGGTGGTGGTTCCGCTGATAGAGGCGGTGGTGGTGGTGGTGGCGGGTTTAGACGAGGAACAGGTTTGGCAGTAACCGCAGGAAGTGTCTTAACCATTACCATTGGTGGTGGAGGGCCAGGAAGTTCTTTCCCCAGTAGTGCTACAAAAGGAGTTGACTCTACGCTTGCTGGCGCAAACTCGCCTTACGGGACGATTACGTCAACAGGCGGTGGTTATGCAGGGGGATATGGCCTTACTGGTGGCCCAGGTGGTTCTGGGGGTGGTAGTGGCGGGCGAGGAAACTCTGCTGGAGGCCCAGGTAATACACCGGCATCATCTTCACCACCGGATGCAAACTCCGTTCAAGGTTATGCTGGTGGCAATTCTCAGGAATTAAACACTGCTGCTACCGGTGGTGGAGGCGGTGGAGGTGGAGCAGGTGGAGCAGGACAAAATGGTGCTAGGTCTCCGTCAACCAACGTAGCTGGAAACGGCGGTCTTGCTGCGAGTTCATCTATATCGGGAACAACTGTTTACTATGCGGGTGGGGGCGGTGGCGGTGCAAATACTTCACCCGCAGGGACTGCTGGACGTGGGGGCGGTGCTGCACCCAATGATCCTGGAGGCGCAGGCAGCGGAACTAACAATGCAACAGCGGGCGGTTCTGGTACTGCTAATACGGGCGGTGGTGGTGGCGGAACAGGTGATGTTACTCCCGCTGGTGGCACTGGCGGTTCAGGCATTGTCATCATCAAAATAAATCAATAAGAGGTCAAATGGAAAACACGAAAATTTACCGCTTCCTCGGCATTGATACGGCGATGCACATGCTTCGCCCTGGTGCTAAGTGGGAAATCTCTAATAACGTCTTTACACGCTGGGATGATCCACGCCCCTGTCCGAGTATGGATGAGGTTTACTGGGTGATGGACAAGATCAAAGAGTTTGAAGAGTCAATTCCTACAATGTGGCTGCCAGAGCAGTTAGAGGAAATGGGCATCAAGATGAAAGAGATTGAAGATGCAATTGCATAACCTATTCCCGACAGCGGTAGGTTTTGCCGATCTCGGTCGCCCGTTAAGCGATGAGGAGTTGTTCTTCATCCGTGAGCTTGAGACACGCCCGAATATGGGTAACACGACAAGCACGAATAACTTTGTCTTGCGTGATCCAGCCTTAACGTCACTCAGATCATTCATTGAAGATTCGGTATCGGAATACTTCAAATCCACTGTCAACCCAAAGCACAACGTGTCCTTGCGCGTTACGCAAAGCTGGTGCAACTACTCAGAACAAGGTCAGTACCACCACAAGCATGCACACCCCAATTCGTATATCTCAGGTGTGTTTTATGTGCAGACCAATCCTGATGACCGAATCTATTTTTACAAAGACGGCTGGCAACAGATCAAGTTTCCTACCGATAACTGGAATGCTTATAACTCAGAGAGTTGGTGGTTTGAGGCTTATGCAGGCCGATTGATTCTGTTTCCCTCATCTTTAACGCATATGGTTCCTAACGTGCAGGGTGAAACAACCCGCATCTCTTTATCGTTTAATACCTTCCCTGTGGGTACTGTTGGGGAAGAGATGGATTTAACTGGTTTGAAGCTGGAGGCATAGCCATGGCACATTTTTGCCGCATTGATGAAAACGGAATCGTCCAACAAGTCATCGTTGTTGATAACAAAGACACAGCAGACGCAAGCGGTGTTGAGAAGGAATACATCGGCGCAGCCTTCTGCGAACGATTGCTTGGCGGCACTTGGAAGCAGACTTCGTATAACGGCAACTTCCGCAAGAATTACGCTGGCCTGGGTTATACCTACGACGCAGCGCGTGATGCTTTCATCCCGCCACGGCCAAGTGATGATGCAACGCTTGACGAAGCGACTTGCCAATGGATTGTGCCTGTTGTTGCTGATCCCATCGCTGCTGATTCGGTAGGCGCTGATTCTCTAAGCTAAACCGTGGCTAACGAATTCGAAGTCACCGGACTTGCTGAGCTCTACGCAGCCCTTCAGGAGCTACCAGTAAGAATCGAGCGCAACATCACTCGCGGTGCTTTGCGCGCTGGCGCTGCTGTCTTTAGAGATGAGGCAAGGGCTAATGTCCCTAGAGATTCCGGTTTTCTTCGCAAGTCCATCAAGTCTGAGTCAGACGTTCGTCGTGGTGTCGCGTACGGGTACGTCAGAATCGATAAAAATAAAGGCGGTGCTTTTTACGCTCACATGCTCGAATTTGGGACTGCCAGCTATTACGTTGGAAGCGGTCGAAGTGTGCGTAAGCCCTACAGAATCCCAAAGGCCACAATGGGTAGGGGCAGTGCGAAAACGAAAAACACGGTATCGAAAAGGATCAAGTTTCAAACGCCTGGAGGCTTTGTGATCCGTAACGCTGTCATGCACCCTGGCATTAAGCCACAGTTTTTTATGCGTAAGGCTTTTGATCGCAAGCAGAAAGACGCTGCCGAGGCCTTTAGGCTTTACGTCGAGAATCGCTTACCCATCGAGGTTGCAAAGCTAAAATGAGCGCTGAACTAATCATTGCCGAGCTGCTAAACGACGCAAGCATTACAAATCTTGTCGGCAGTCGTAAGGCGCTCGTGCAGCTACCTAAGAATACGCAATATCCGGCGCTGGTTTACACAGTGATTGACACCACGCCAGAGCCTACGCTGTCCTACCAGACGGCTGATCAAATGGCGCGCGCTCGAATTCAATTTAATCCGCTGGCTAAAAACATTGCAGGCGTTGCCTCTATTCTCACTGCGTTGCGAAATTTGCTTGATTTCAAGCATAATGACACTGTTTTGGGACATAAAATCGTAAGTTGTCGATTAGATGTCATCGGCCCTGTTGATCGAGACAACGACATTGGAGTCTGGACGCAACCAGCCGACTACGTTTTGATGTACTACGAGTGACCCCAACGGGGCTTTTTAACTGGAGAAAACCATGACTGTCGCAACCTCCGCAGGCTCAACCCTTAGGGTCACATCGTCTGCACCTGCAACCTTTAACGCATCCGGCTACAACACGCTGTTCGACGCATCGCCCGCACCAGCCTTGGTTGGCGAGATCACCGACCTTGGCGAGTTTGGTCGTGAGTACGCACTTGTTACTCATAACCCCGTCGGTACTCGTGGCACCCAGAAATTTAAGGGTAGCTTTAACGAGGGCACGATGTCGATGACGCTCGGTCTAGACACCGACGATGCTGGCCAGATTATTATGAAAACCGCTTCGCTTTCTGACGCTGACTATTCGTTCAAAGTTACGACTCAGAATGGCGATAAGTATTTCTTCCAGGCCAAGGTCATGAACTTCAAGGTTAACGTCGGTTCGGTTGATTCGATCACCACCGCATCGGTAACGCTTGAGATCACGACCAACAGTGCTGGCGTAGGCATCGTCGAATCTTTAGCCGCTTAATTGGCTCACCTAGCACCTGCCCCTGGCTCGCCTGACTCTTCGCGGGGTCAACGGGCTCGGGGTAAGGGCAAACATCCCCGCGAAGGATCAATCATGTTTGACATTTCCTCACTCGCAGTCAGCGAGACTACAATCGTCGAGTTAGAAACGCCTGATGGCGACCCGCTAACTAACGACAAAGGCGAAGCCCTTAGCATCACCATTTACGGGCCAGGCTCTAAGCCATTCCAACGGGCGCAGGGCATCCGCAATCGTGCGGTCCTAGAATTCGTCAAGAAGGGCGGCAAGAAGATGAAAGACAACGAGCAGCGGGAGCTCGATGCAGAGTTCTTAGCCGCTTGCACAGTCTCTTTTAATGGCTTTGGTTACAAAGACCTGACCGGCGCTGAGATGTTTAAGGCTGTGTATCTTGATGCAAGCATTGGCTTTATTAGCGAGCAGGTAAACAAAGCTATCGGTGACTGGGCAAATTTTATGCAGAAGTCGCAGAAGAACTGACGCTATACGCTCGCCAGCTCGGGTGGTTTCATGCCACCCCTAAGCGTCCTGAATCTGTTAGCAAAGAGAAGCCACTTCCGCGACAGCAAGACATCCTCAACCGTGGCGGCACTCCGCTTATGCCGGATGTGCAGGCCGACTATCTTGTTAGCTATTGGACTGCTTTGGGCATGGTCGAGAACCACGGCGCAGGGCCATCTCCGCTTTCTCCCGTTACTGTACAGGCATGGGCAAACGCTACCAGCGCTGACCTACAGCCCTGGGAGTTCGCTATCCTTTTAGGCATGTCAAGGGTATACTTGGACGAATTTCGGCAGGCTGAGTCACCAGATCGGCCACCGCCTTATGGTGATCCTATTAACACCTTTGATCGCGCAGCAGTAAGCAAGAGAATAGGCAACGCATTTAAGGCATTTATTCAGGCCAAGAAATGAACACAGTCGGCACGCTTACGATTGAGATGATGGCAAACATAGTCCGCTTGCAGCAGGACATGGACAAAGCCAAAAAGACCGTTGATACCGCGATGGGCGACATCAAGAAATCGGTAGACGTTGCCACTGCTGCCATTGCTAGCATTGTCGGTGCGTTATCCGTCGAGGCGTTTGCTACGAAGCTCATAGCCGTACAGCGCGAGTTCGACGTGCTTAATTCATCGTTGATTACCGTTTCTGGCTCAAGCCGTGCGGCAGAGATCGAGTTTGCATGGATTAAGGACTTCGCTGCAACGACACCTTTTAGCCTCGCTGAGGTTACAGGCGCATTTGTAAAGATGAAGGCGCTGGGCTTGGATGCAAGCCGTGAAGCCTTGGAGTCATACGGCAACACAGCAAGCGCTATGGGCAAGAGCTTGAACCAGCTCATCGAGGCTGTTGCAGACGCAGCTACAGGCGAGTTTGAGCGTCTAAAAGAGTTTGGCATCAAGGCGAGTTCCGAGGGTGATCGCGTCACGCTAACCTTTCGCGGCATGTCTGAGACCGTCGGAAAGAACGCAGCAGAGATTACCGAGTATCTTCGCAGGCTTGGTGAGGTTGATTTTGCTGGCGCTATGGAGACGCGAGCCAAGACCTTAGACGGCGCTATTTCTAACCTTGGCGACACTTGGGATCAGCTCTTCATGACCTTCAATAAGGGTCTATTTGGCGACATCCTGCTTGATTCGGTTCGCGGTCTAACCTCTGTTATTCAAGGCCTTAATAACGGTGTTGCAAGCCTTGGAACGGCCATCGAGAATAACAAGACGCAGCTCATGATTTGGGCTGGGATCTTTACCGGCGGCGCTCTTCTTGCGGCGTTGCCTGCCATCGTTGCCGCTGTCGGTGCGCTAACCGCTGGCGTGGTTGCGCTATCTGCTGCTTTCGCTGCTAACCCTGTTGCCCTTGCGATCATGGCCTTAACCGCTGCTGCTGTTCCAGCAGTGAACGCAATAAGCGCAATGGTTGCCGAGAATAAGCGAGCCGAGGAAGCAACCAAGGCAGTTTATGAGAGCGAGCAGCAGCGTGCAGCCTTCATGGAAGCCAACGCATCACCAGCTCAAGAAAAAGCAATTGCGCTTACTAAAGAGCAGATTAAAGAGCAGGAAAAGCAACAGGCTCTTTATACCAAGCTAGTCGAGAAGTTGCGCGAGACCAATGCAGAGCTATTGCTTGAAGAGGTTAATAACGGAAAGCTGACTTCGACGCAGAAAGAAGCGCTCAAGGTCATGATGGACATCCAGACGGGTGCGCTCAAACTCACAGACGCTCGCAAACTAGAGATTGCTGCCCTGCTTGAAGGAAACATCGCGCTAGAACAAGAGGCGACTAAGCGAGGCGAAGTCAAAAAGCAATTAGAAGAACAGGCCAAGGCCTACGAGAAGGTTGTAGGCTCAATCAATGAGCAGGCAGCTAAGTTGTTAGAGGCTGATGGCGCATTGTCTGGGATGTCTGAGGCTCAGCGCGATGCTAACGATTTTCTCAAGAAGTACATCGACGAAATCTCTAAGCTATCGGACGAACAAAAGACTCGCGTTGGTGTCATGCTTCAAGAGCTGGTCGCACAGAAAGAGCTAAACAATGCGATGACTAACGGTGTTGCCGCGGCTCAGCGCTATCAAGATGCACGAGACAAGCTGCTTGGTGAGCAGATCAAATCGCTAGGCTCGATTGAGAAAGAAGTTGAAAAGCAAAAAGAACTCAATGCAGGTCTTACTTTAAGCAAGCAAGAAGTCGGTATGCTTGAGGTTGCCAAAATCAAAGAACGGGCTGCAAGCCTAGAAAGGGCTGCACAGCTAGCACTAGAGGCTGACTTCGATGCAGAGACAGCAGAGAACTACAGTTTGCAGGCTAAGCGACTAAGAGAATTAGCCGAACTGAAAGAACAGGGCGTACACGTTCAATCAGCAAAAGATGCTGCTGAGGCTTGGAAGAAAACAACCGATGAGCTTTCCAAGGGTCTAACCGATGCACTAATGCGCGGGTTTGAGTCAGGCAAGGGATTTTTCGACAACCTGCTTGACGTTCTTAAGAACAGGTTTAAGGCTTTTGTCGCTGAATCAATTATCAAGCCATTCATGGATGGTATCGCAGCAGGTTTGCTCGGCATTACTAATCCGATTTCAAATGCGATCAAAAGCATGGTTTCCAGTTTGCTTGGCACTCAGGCTGCTACATCTGCTGTCGCTGGCGGTGCTGTTACTAGCGGGGCTGCTATTGCAGGTGGAGCGGCAACTGCTGGAACGACACTCGCAGGCATAGGCACAAGCATTGCTGGCGGTGTCTCTTCTATTGCTGGCGGCATAGGTTCGGCTATGAGCAGCGTCGCTACTGCGCTTGGTCCTATAGGTCTAGCCATAGGTGCAGCGGCCCTAATTGCTAAGCTAGCAGGCGGCGGAGAAACACGCGCAGGGGGTCGTTATCTATTCGGTCCTAACGGAGTTGAATATGTCGGCGGTCCATCCGGTGGACAGATCGAAGGCGCAACCGTACAGTCTGAAATCTCTGGGCTTGCAGGTGGTATTAACGAAGCTCTAGCAGCAGCAGGCAGTGGGACACGCGTTGCAGAGCTCTACGCTGGCCTTGAGTCATCTAAGAATGGCAAGGGGGGTACATTCGTCGGAGGTAAGCTCACCGATGGTCAGCTCTTCGGTGATGTTGTACCAAACAACAACCCGAACCAATGGAACTTTAGCGAATCATTATCTGCTGCACAGGCAGTCGAGCAATTTAGCCGAGAATTGCAATTTGCATCGACCGATGCGGTTAACGTAGCGCTTGGTCTTACTCGCGGCACAAGCCCTGGTGCTAATAGCGGCCCTCAAGGTGACAAAGACCTTGAAAGCGATGTCAGAGGCATGGCCACCGGCACAAACTTTATCCCGCAAGACATGCTCGCTTACCTTCACAAAGGCGAAGCTGTCGTGCCAGCGCAGTACAACCCAGTCGTAGGCGGCGAGAACGTTGTAGCAGCAGAGATTCGAGCTTTGCGCGATGAGGTGACGCTTATGCGAGCCGAGACCCGATCGACGGCCATCAACACCTCTAAGATATTCCGCTTGCAAGATAACTGGGATGTTCGCGGGCTAACGGTCAAGACTGATGTCGATCAACCGCTAGAGACGGTGACCGTATGAAACTATTAAAGCCAGCACCTTATTTGCCATCAATGGTGATCGCTAACACGGCACCAGAGCCTACAGCTATGTGGGCAAGCGGCACTTCCTACGCTAAAGACGCAAAGGTACTGTATCCGGTCTCTTACCCTGGTTATACGGTTAACCACATATTCATAAGCCTCGTTAGCAGCAACACATCGACACCAGGCACAGACGCAACGAAATGGCAGGATTTAGGCGTATGCAATAAGTGCGCTATGTTTGATCGTCAGGTCAGCTCACAGACCACGGCAACAACAACCTTTTCGGTCACGGTTGCAGCCGCACCTAACTTCGTTGATTCTATTGCCTTGCTAAACCTTGATGGTTTAACGGTGCGCGTTACAGTTACCGATGCTGGAGCTAGCCCACCGCTATTCGATCAAACCTATGATCTTGAGACATCGTTTGTCGATGATTGGTACGAATACTTTTTCGAGCCTTTTGTTTTCCGCGACCAGCTTGTTATCACTGGATTGCCGCTTTATCTTAATAGCCAGATCAAGGTCACGATCACAGGAACGGGCACTGTAGGCATTGGCGAATTTCTCTATGGCATTTTATATACGCTCGGCGACTACGGCACTGAGCAAGGCGCAACGATTGGCATCATCGACTATTCGCGCAAGGACACTGACCCAGACACGGGCGTTGTTACCTTTACCGAGCGAGCGTATAGCAAGCGAATGAGTGCAACCTTCTTGCTAGACAACACCGGATTAAGAAACGTTCAGCGATTGCTCGCAGACGTTCGCGCAACGCCATCGGTCTATATTGGCTCAGACGATGAGACTTACGAGCCGCTAGTTGTTTATGGCTTTTACCGTGATTTTTCCATTGACATCGCTTATCCTACGCGCAGCCTTTGCAGGCTAGAAATCGAAGGACTTATATGATCACTCCGTTACCTACTCCGCCATCTAGAGACGATCCGACTAACTTTGCAGCGCGTGCGGATTCTTTCCTTGGTGCTTTACCTGACTTTGCTATCGAGTTAAATAACCTTGCAGACTCGATCAGCCTAGACGCTGCATCGGTCTCTGTTTGGCTTTCTGAGGCTGAGGACTGGGCAACGCTTACTGGTGACACCATAGAAGGCGAATACTCGGCCAAAGAATACGCAATAGGAACCTATGTACCAGCAGGCTCGGCTAAGGAATGGGCAACGCTCACAGGCTCCGCTGTCGCTGGTGGCGAATATTCAGCCAAGCATCACGCGCAAGCAGCTGCTACAAGCGCTGCCGCCGCTTCCGTAAGCGCTACCGCTGCCGACACAAGCGCATCCGCTGCCAATGCCGCTTATGACTCCTTTGATGATCGTTACTTAGGCGCTAAGTCGTCGGACCCAAGCGTGGACAACGACGGCAATGCGTTACTAACGGGCGCACTGTATTGGAACACATCTTCGGGAAATCTCCGCATTTGGAACGGCAGCGCGTGGATTGCAGCAACTTTTGGCGGTGATGTAATTGGACCTGCTAGTGCCACTGACAATGCTATCGCTCGGTATGACGGCACTACAGGCAAGGTCATCGAAGCATCAGGCGCAACGATTAGTGACGCAGGGGCTTTAGCGCTTCCAGGAACTGCTAACACTTTAACTCTTAGCGGTTCTTCTACAGGCAATCCAGCAACGATTGCGGCCACGGGCACTGATACAAACATTGAACTTAAACTTACCGGAAAAGGTGCTCTCGGCGGTGTCTCTATAGGCACAGCGGATGGAACTTCACTCTTTGCGTACACGTTTGGTGCACCAGCAGTCAATTATTTTCAGGCTGTAGGGTCGCCAACAGGCTCAAGCCCACTGTTTTACGTTGCCGGAACAGATACCAACGTATCAATGTACTTTGGTACGCAAGGTACAGGTGTATTTGACTTTGCTACCAATTCTACCGACAGACAATTTCGCATAGCGCACACAGGGAATGCTTTTAATTATCTTGAAGTTACGGGTGGAGCATCTACAGGCTCACCCATACAAACGCCCGTTATATCTGCTCAAGGTTCAAGCACCAATGTAGGTATTAAATATTTATCAAAAAATAGTGGATTTCATCATTTCTATACTGGTGGTGGCGAGCAGTTTCGGATTGCCAATCTTGCTTCAGCAGTCAATTATTTGCAGGCTAGAGGCAATGTAACCGGCAGCGGCCCTCAATTAATGGTTGGGGGTTCAGACACAGATATTGATCTTTTGCTCACGCCAAAAAATGCAGGCAAGGTGTCTTTTGGCACCTACACGGGAACAGCCTTAACTATCGCTGGCTATATTGAGATCAAAGACTCTGGCGGCACTGTTCGCAAACTCGCTGTTGTAGCATAAAGGAATTAGCGATGGAATTTACCTGGAAGATTGAAGCCTTAAAAGTGTTGCAAACGCCTGAACCAAACACCGTGATTTTGAGTAACTTTACGGTCAGGGGCGTTGAAGGTGAATTAACAGCATCTGCAAACCATGCGGTGATGCTAAAGCCTGCCGACCCAAACAACTTCTTGCCTTACGAACAACTGACGCACGATCAAGCGATTGCTTGGACTAAAGAGGCTTTAGAGCCGGAAGGCGTTTTGTCAATTGAACAAGAAGTGCAAAATCAAATAGATCAACAAAAGCAACCTGTAGCAACAAAGGTTGATCTACCCTGGAGCTAATCTTGAACAAAACTAGCGTCAAAATTGAACTAAGCCTCATCGAGATTAACGGCATTTTGCAAGCCCTTGGTAATATGCCTTATGTGCAAGTTGTCGCGCTAATTGATAAGATCAAGCAACAGGTAACGCCTCAAATTCAATCCGAGCCAGATGACAACCATGAGCCCTGAACAGAAATCCGATGTAATCGCTGAGGCTGCTAAAGCTGCGCCACCTGTCGCTGTCGCTACTGCTGCTACTGCCGGAGGCATCACAATCAATGAGTGGGTTGCCATTGCCACGCTGATCTACATTGTGTTACAGTCCGGCTGGCTTGTCTGGAAGTGGTATCACGCTATAAAAGACAAGAAGAATGCAGGTTTATCCTCCGATAGTTAAAGTTGTCTGGGAGGATGCCGCTCACGACACACTAGGCTGGGGTGAAAGCCTAGAGAAAGCCAAAGCGTTTCAAGTACCTGTCATTGTCAGCGTTGGATACTTAGTAGCTGAGAACGAGAAGGGCTTGAAGATTTGTCAGTCCATTACGGATGACGCTATTGCTCAGACTTTGGTAATCCCTCGCAAAATGATTATCAGCGTCGAGCGAAAGGCTTGGCAGTGCGTAAAAAGTCAGAAGATGAATACTTCATCGAAGTCTGGAAAGAGCTAGGCAGTCCGACAAAGATTGCAGACCGTCTCGGCTTTGCTTTGCGTAACGTTTACGAACGGCGCAGGATTATTGAGAAAAAATACAACATCCTGCTGCCCACTAAAGACGGACGTTTCACGCTGCCAGAAAATCGCAGGCGAGCAACGCTAGAGATCGAAGGCTATGTCCTTGTTTTTAGCGATGCTCACTTCATGCCTGGTGAGCCCTCTGTAGGCTTTAAAGCTTTGATTAAGCTGATTAAGACGCTTAAGCCTAAGGCAATCATAGCGAATGGCGACATCCTCGATGGCGGCACAATCTCAAAGTACGGACCTGCTGACTGGGAGCCTGTAACAAGCCTGCGCGATGAGCTCGAAGCAGTGCAGTGGCACATGGACCAGATCGTGAAGTCTTGCAAAAGCTTAGGCACGTTTCTGCATCGCACGACTGGCAATCATGACATCCGGTTTGACAAGAAGCTCGCCGGATTTGTGCCAGAGTACAAAGGCATTGCAGGTACTTCGCTTAAAGATCACCTGCCAGAATGGTCTGTAAGCTGGTCTGTCATGGTTAATGATCTTTGCATGGTTAAGCATAGGCTGCAACATGGCGGCATCCACAGCGGGTACAACAACGTCTTGAAGGCTGGTATTTCTACGGTAAGCGGCCATACGCACTTGCTTGAAGTCAAAGGCTGGGGCGACTATCGGGGCAGACGTTATGGAGTGTCTACGGGGATGCTTTCAGACCCAACCGGCAACCAGTTCGCCTATACCGAGGACAATCCTGTGCCTTGGTGCTCTGGCTTTGCTGTATTGCACTTTAGAGATGGTCTACTCTTACCGCCCGAGCTCGTCGAAGTCATCGACAACGTAGCGTATTTCCGAGGGGAAGCCATTGCGTAGAGCTATTGCAACCTTATCACTAAGTGCGGCAGCGCTCATCGGTATCGCTGTTCACGAGGGCTACTCAGACCGTCCGATTATCCCTGTCAAAGGCGACCGGCTAACCATCGGATTCGGTGACGCTACTAACGTCAAGCCCACAGACAAGACCGATCCGGTCAGAGCATTGGTTAGGCTTGGCGAGCATGTAAGCCGGTTTGAATCAGAGATGAAGGCCTGCATCGGTGACGTTCCTTTGCACCAGCACGAGTGGGAAGCCTACATTTCGTGGGCCTACAACGTAGGATCAAGCGCTGCTTGCAAATCAACGCTGGTCAAGAAGCTCAAAGCAAGGGATTACGCAGGAGCCTGCAAAGAGCTATTGAAATGGGATAAGTTCCAAGGCAAGACGCTTGCAGGGCTCACCAAGCGCAGACAAGACGAATACCGCAAGTGCATAGGGGTAAAAGCATGACAGACTGGCGACTCGTTGCTCTTATCGTTACGCTCGTTCTCACACACGGCGCTGCTGCCTGGATGGGTCGAAGCATTGGCAAGTCTGCGCTAGATCGTGCCATGATCGAACAGCAAAATCAGATCATCGAGATCGAGCAGAAAGCCAGAGAGACCGAGCAACGACTTACAGCCGAGAAACACCAAGCCGAGGTGAAATATGCCCAAACTAAACGTCAGGCGGCTAGTGCTGCCACTGCTAATCTGTCTGAGCTTGAGCAGCTGCGCCACTCGCTCGCTACCCGTAGTGAGTCAGCCAGCAAAGATACCGCCACCAGCACCGGAGCTTATGGAGCCACAGAGCGCGAGCTTTTCCGAGCGTGTGCAGAAACTCTTGCAAGCATGGCGGCAGAGGCTGACCAAGTAAGCGTCAAACTGTCTGGCCTTCAGGGTTATGTGAGCGCGGTTTGTGCAAAGCAATAACCTTATCGCGCACCATTTGCCCGATATGCTCGCCATGTACTTTGTCAATCTTCTCTAGCAGCTCTAAACGTCTGGCTTTAGGCGCTCGCAAGATCATCACCGCCCAGTCATGAACGACAAAGGGCAACGCTTTTTTATACGCTGCCCTTATCTCATCAACGTCTGAGCTTTTAACCTGCTTGATAAGGTTGATCCACGATGCCACGGATCGACCACTCCCTGAAGGCTTTGTGCTTTGCCATAGTGTCCTGACAATGTGTGGATGGTGGTTGCCATCCGTATTCGGCCCAGATTTGCTCAACAGGTCGGAATCGCTCTTTGCTAGCTTGGCTCGCTAGCAACTCTCGCCAATCAGAATGGGATGTCGTCATCGTCGGATGCCTTCTTAGCTGGTCTGGCTTGCTCATCTTTCTGCTGAAACTTTAAGCCAAGATATTTCCCGTCGGAGCCCTCGTTAGCCCATCCGCTGATCCAGTAATCAACACCGGCTATCGTTGCAGACCCTCGATAATCGGGGTGCTGCTCCTTCTCTTTTTTCTTATTTTTACTCAACGAACCTGTTAGTTCTTTTGGCATAGCTGCTGCTCCATTTGTTCGACCTCGGCCAAGAAGTTAGTGAGTTGAATTTCGATGATCTTGAAATCCTCTGGCTTTGGTTGATAGCGAATAACGAATAGTTGCAAGTGCTCAGGCAGACGTGGATCGAACGACACAAAGTCGCACCACCTTCGCCCAGTCACGAGCATTTGAGTAAGCATTTGAGACTTGTACTTTGCTGGCACCTCCTTGGCGAGTAAGTAATCTACATGAGTATTGCTGTTCGGGCATTTGATTTCGAGTAAACCATCGTCAGCAAACCCGTCCGGCGATGCTCCAAGCCATTTTATCGACGGGTGGGTATGAAACCCTGTCTGCTCTACAAAAACGCCTGTATGGGCCTCATAGCAAGCCCTAGCGACCGGTTCTTGCTCGACACCCCATTGCATCGCTGCTGATTGGAAGCCTTCGACGGGTAACTTCGTCAGTCTTTCCGTTACGAGCTGAATCGCATAGTTGCGCCTGGTCGCGCTATCTTTTTTTGCAATCGCATCGCTAGCCCTGCTCGCTGTAACGTGTCCAAGTCTCGCTTGATACCACTCAACCGTTCTCTGATCCATTTTCACCCCTTTTTGCTGGTCCTGCATAAGCGCTAGAAATCCAAAAACCTGCGCTGTTGACACTCATCCCCGCCCGCCTCATTTCATCGCCTGTTTTGCATCTACGGCTCAGTCCAAAATCGCCAGTTCGATGCTTATCAAAGGCGAACGTTGAGTTAAAATAGCCTTTGCAGGCTTGGCATTGGTTTCTGTCTCCCCTAAGCTGCATGATCGCCCCTTGCTCGTATGGCCGCGGCAAGCGCATAACCTTCGTCATCCCATGCTCCGCAGTAATCTTCGACAACCTTCGCACACGTATTACGTTCATGCTCGGCAACAAGTGCAGCAAAGCGTTCGAGTTCTTCCGGAGTAAGCACCACGAACTCGTTTATGTACGGGTCTACTTTTTCTTTATCAGCAACTTCCCGCGCCATGCGTATGATGTCTTCTCGGTTCATATGCAACCCCTATCGTTTTTTGATGCCGAGCTTTACAAGGTCAAGCTCTGAATCCTTCATCTCGTCGGTCCAGATCAAGCCTTTTTCTAGCGCGTAGGCCAGAATCTGCTCAACGTAGTTAGTAAAAGACTCCATGTTTAGCATTGTTGTACTTGCTTCCACCTCCTTAAGTTGGCCTCCAGGCAACTCGATCATCTCCGATCCTAAGAACCGAGACTTCGCCCATTCGTGCCAGATTTCCTGAGAATATCGGCCAGCGACTAACTGCTCCGAGCAAGCAGTCAGCAAAGCCCAATAAAAGCGATTCTGAGCCGCTGTTCGAGGTGGCTTGATGATTGTTACCATCAGGCCCAGTTCCGCGCTTTGTACGGACTCTAAAGCCTTCGCACGGTCATTCTCAGTGGTTAGTATGATTCGCATTTCTGACATACCATTTGTGATTGAATCGAAAAGCACGTTTCGAGCTCTCATCGAACTTGTTTTGCTTCTCCGAGTACATAGCCTCCAACAACCGGCGCTTAAACTCTCCAGCATTGACATCGAGCCACATCAGATAGCCGTCGATGTCTTCAGACAGCAGGAATCGCAGGGCTGACACCGCATCGTCTTGCGGCGTGACACGGTTAGGAACCCTGCAAGCATCATCAACGGCCAGCTCAATGACAGCCCAGAGCAATTTGCGGCATCGCTGCGCCTGGATGCTATTGAGTAAATCTTCTTCGAATCGATCAATGTTCATTATTTCGCCTGTAGTAATAGGCCCATGCGCCTTTATCTGTCCTGAGCTTAAAGAGTTTTGTTTTGCTTATAAGTCGGTTTGCTTCCAAGACCCTGATGATCTTGAGCGCATTTTGTGGCGTGCAATTGAACTTATCGGCTAGATCTTGCAACGACTTCCAATCATCGAGCTCTGCAAGATAAGCCTGCTGCGTCTTTGTCAGCGGTCTGGGAGCTGCC